TATGAATTCGCAGTTAGTTATTCCAGTAATAAAAAGATGTCCATCATTAGCAACTTTTTCATGTGCAGCAATTCCGACCATAGGTTCATCTACATCTCCAGCGTGAGCAGTGACTGTGTTAGGATCTGCTAATTGTAAGAAATCTCCTAAGGCTATTGCAGAGCCATTAGCAACTTTAAAGATAGTTCTATCTCCTTTGTTTCCGAATAATCTTGTTACTTGAGCTTGAACCATGCTGTAATAATAAAAAACAATGTATTTAAACTTTACGATTAATAGATTTTTTAAAACCCCGAACTACTTCGTGGGTTTTTCTTTTTTTGGCTTAGGAAATTTCGCTCTTTCTTCACATGCTAGTTCATAAGTCTTTTTTTGACATTGTTCAGCTACATCCATAGAAATTCTTGTATTGTCAATAAGTTCAAATTCTTTTTCACATGCATTACAGACTTTATCCCAATTTTCATAACCAACTTTTTTACTCATAGTTCTTTCCCCATGCTGAGCCGCTTGCGTCTGCAACTGCTTTAATTCTTTTTCTAGACGCTGTTTCTTCAGGAGTTATGTTTGGTTTAGACTCAGTTCCTCCAGGACTTCCTCCGCCAAGAGCGTTTAAAGATTCTTTTCTATCTTGAAGTTTTTCCTCTCTTCCTAGAAGTGCCTCTTTTCTATCATTCTCTTTTCTTAATTCATCAGCAGCTAAAATCGCCCCTTCAACAAGGCTCGGAGTTTTATTCTCTGCTTCGGTAGCAGGCCTGTTTTTAGGGTCATCAATTCCCGGTGCCGTAGCTTTGGCTTTTGCCTCTTCAGTTGTTTTCCCCTCAGCTTTTTCTTGTATTTTCTCATCCATGTTTTTAACCCCCTTACAATTCTATTTTAATTTTGCTCTTATTTTAATTAAAGCTTCTGTGTTTTCTTTGATAATAGATTTCATATCTTTCATAAATTTATACTTCTCAGCGAGGAGAGTTATAGTCCAAAGCCCCAAAATTCCATAGTTCATTAAAGTTTCTTCAATCATTTTCTTTCCTTATTAATTTAATTATTTGTGAGTATATTCCGATTTCATAAATCTCACTCATACGTCGAGCTTCTTCTTTTTCAATATCTAAATCTCTAAGTCTTGCATAAAACTTTAATGGATTAAAAGTTTCTTGAAATTCTTTAACTTTATCTTCTATCATTTTTTTCCTGGTGCAGTGAAACTTCTATCATTAGGTTTTGCAGCTTTTTCACCTCCATCCTTTTTTTCATCTTTTATCATCGTGTCCATTATACTTGGCGCAGGTTCTATTTCAAAAGTAATCTTAAGTTGGATTTCTGCAGCTTCTTGATTATATAATTTCATATCCCAAATTTCTTGCTCATAAGATGTGATTATAACTTTTGCACTTGCTTCTGTTGTCATCTCTCCCCATCCCATTACAACCTCAGGCATTCCACATGATGTTACAAATAATCTTACTAAGAATTTTATATAAGAGAGGCTGTTCACATCATTTCCTGCGTATTGAGGCTGTGATAGTTTTTTAATTTCTTTTAAAACTCCAGCGGTAATAACAACATTTTCAGAATATTTGTAAGCTTTGTTTATTGTTTCTGTTAGAGCGTTTTGTTTTGCTGTGTCTGAGGTTTCAACTTCGAAAAAGTTTGTAGGAAAAACTGTTCTGTGATATAAAAGTCTCAGGTCACCAAGAGCTTCGTTTCTCATTTCAATTAAAGTTTCTAACGCTTCAGGAAAAGGTATGCCGTGAATTTCATCAGCTTCTCTTTCATAACTTAAATGATAAATCTCTTCAGGGTCGAACCTTATTGTCTCACCCTTGACGCTGGTTTTCATTTCATAGCCGATAATAATTCCCTGTTCATTTGCGACAATTGCAACCTTCCCTGGATTAAGAGGTTTTAAATTCCCTTCTTTTATGATGTGAGCAAAAGAATCTCCGCATATCATTGCAACCCTCCAACAATTTTTTAAAACACTTCTTGGACTCTCTCTTCCAATCCCTTTAATCTTGTCTAACTTCTTTTTGTTTTTTGCATCAGCTTTGATTTTTCTTCCAAAAGTCCATGACGTGAATTTATTTAGGACAGCTCTTAACTCTGGGATTGTTCTATAAAATCCATTGTATGTTGAGAATTTTGGAATGTAAAAAGTTTCTTTCAGAGTTGCGCCATCAGTATCAACAGCGTCGACGGTAAATTCTGTACCTTGATTTGAAAAATCTGTTGTTTGTCCTGTTCTTAGTGTTGCCATTTTATGCTGTTATATTATTTGCTGAAACTGTGTTTTTTACATCCATTACCATTTTTTATATTGCGTAAATTTTAAACCAATATGTGTTTGCAGCAGTCCAAGTTGATCCTCCATCTGTGCTTTCCCATCCTGTTCCTCCAGTATATCCAGTTGCATTGTTCCAATGCCAGCCTGCAGTATTGCTTGAATCTCCTGCTCCTGCCTTTGACCTATAAACTATACAATACTCAGTTTCAATTTCTAATTCAATTTTTTTATCCATTGTTACTTCATACCATCCAGTTCCTACTGGGGTGAACTCTCCTGTTGACAAAGCATTTCCTGTTGGTTTGTGTGCAGCATCTGCTTTCTTAATCTCTACAACTTCTGTTGGGGGAGTTCCGTCTACATAACTAATATAAATATTTATTTGTTGAAGATAACAATTTATTTCCGCTCCGGTGTTTCCTAAAGTGAATGGTTGGGCTGCTTGTTCATTTCCTTGTCCGCTCATTGATGTCCCGCTTCCAGCATCTGCAACCCAATTTTCATAAAGTTTCTCTGATTGAGTTATATCTTTAATATAAATTGTATCTGTATCTGTGTTTATTTCTACTTCTTTAGATGTGTTTAAAAATCCTTTAAACCCTTTTAGTATTTTTATTTTGTTTATTCCATCAATATCTAAACCCATTTTAAACCTCCATGAAGTCTTGAATATCTGCATTATCCAATAACTCCTCAATTTGTTCTAATTTGTGTAAGTGAATATTAATTAAATCTTCTGCTTCAACTCTTGATGTGTAAGAATCCATATCATATTTAATTGCTTCAACTGCGATGCTTCTTGCGACATATTCAGAAAACATTAATTTGTAAATAGCATTTAAAGACGCCCAGTTTGTAACAGCATCATATTTTATTAAATTGCAAAGATAAGCTTCTGTATAGACGCCGACTAAATCTTCCATTGTTTCTGTAAAACCAGCAGGAACATTTAACCCCATAAAACCATCTACATCTGTGGTGTCTGCTAACATTACGGTATTTGTATAAGCGGCCATGTTAGAACCTACGAGCGAATATATTTAAATTTTTGCATTTTTCAGCAATCCAAACACCTCTATCAATTCCCTCTGCAATGTGAGAGTTTGAGCCAAACACTTTTCCATTTTCATCGACTTGCATTGAAGAAAGACTTGCGCGAACCTCATCATCATTTAATAGTTTTACCCTTCCTTGTTCCATCAGCGTCAGTAAATTGAAATACATATCTTCTTTTAAAAGTGCTTTAGATGTTTCTTTCCCATCTTCTAGTAATTTTACTCGACTTGCATTGTTTAATGGGATGACTTTTCTTTTAATATCAATGTTGTCCATCAACTCTGAGAAAACTCCAAAACCAATTCCTCCATCATCAATTCCGATTTTCGCAACCCAATCATAAGACTTTTCAATTTCTAATATTTTTCTTGTTGTGTCAGTTGTGTAATTTCTTTTTTGAGTGATATTTTCTACTTGATGGATTTCATCATTTCCCATTCTTTCAAAAAGTTCATAAGTGCAATCATCTTTTCCAAATCCAGCAATGTCAACTCCGAGATAATAATCTCCTTTATGTTTAGTTGTTGGCTTTTCTAACACAAGACATTTATCTAGTAATTCTTCAGGAAATAATGCTGTTAGCGCGTCTGTGAATATTGCAAGAAATTCCTGTGCATAAGAAAGTTTAGACATTCTTTTTTTCGCCTCATCTAAAAATTCTTTTGTGTGCCTGGGGCAATCTTCAGCACTTACATAAATTTGATTAAACTTTGGATTTAATGAACATTTGAAAAAATATTTTTTAGAGCCGTCTTTATGTAATCTTCCTGCGGGGGTTGAGGCGATATCCATAGTTCCTTTAACAATTGATAAAGCAGGTAAAACAGCGATGAAATACTCTTCAGTCATACGAGAGCCCTCATCAGGCATTAATTTTTTTATGGTGAAGCCCCTAAGGCCTTCGCCGGTGTCTCCTGCAGCATAGCAGAGAATTCCAGTTCCATTTTTAAACATTAATCTGTGCTTTGTTGGTTTGTTTTCTTTAGATCTATCAATTTTTCCGCGGTAACATTCTTCAGCATAAGCTTGGGCTTTTGCAAGCATGTGATATGCCTGTTTTTCTGTGATTGAATTAATTAAAACAAATTCTCCTTTTTTGTAATGATGTATGCAGAGTTCAACTGCGCGAATACTCATAGCTGTGGTTTTGCCGACTTGTCGGCCACACAAGAGAAAATTATCTTTGTTTGGGTCAGGGTCAAAGCAGTATTCTTTTTGCCAGTTATCTAAAGTTAGCCAAGGGCGGTTTATGTCAAATTCTATGTTCTTCATTTTGTGATAATAGATACTTCTAAATCTTCATTTAAAGCTTTTGAAGTTATGTAGGATTTTATAGCTTTGCAGAAGTCTTGAACTTGGAATAAATTATCGCCTTTTACTTCTATTGTTATTTTCATTTTACCAATTTTGTATTTTATAATGAGGAATTCTGTTTTTTAAAATATATGAGTTTAAACCCTTGTTTGCGCTGATTAGTGATTTCATGTTATTAAAGTGTGAGCTTCCCATATCTGATTTATAATAATAATATTTTTTTTTCTTTCCTTGTCTGTCTTTGAAATAAACTCTGATTTTTTTAGAAGTTTTTGAAGTTTTGAAAACTGATGATCTTCCGCCTTTGCTCCAGTGTCCGCTATAGTCTGTCATTTTTTATATTTTTTGAAATTTTTTTGTGTGGGATCCAGTATAAGATTTGAAAGAAGACCCAAAAACCGCCTTTTTAGGCTTAAAAAACACTCTAAAAACACCTATTTTCACACATTCCCATTATCTTCATTATGCTCTCTTTTACTATGACAATCAACACACAAAGTCTCAAGTTCATTAACAGAACAAAGCAGATGTTCATAAATCATCTCAATAAGCTCATTCCAAATCTTAATCCCTCTTTTATGATGAACTTGGACTTTACATTCATATCCTTTCTTTACAGATTGTTTCTTTCCACAATCACAACAAGTATAATGATCTCTTTTCAATGCTTCTGCTCTCTCATTTGATTTAAGGAATATCTGACGAAGCATTCCCTTTATTCTACTTCTTGGTGTTATTGTCATCTTCTTCTTTTTGATAATAATCATCATATGCTTTCTTTAATTCTTTATAATTCAAATCATAAGTCTTTGAATAAATATCTTTAAATCTTAAATAGAGTATGTTTTCAGACATAGTTGGAAATGCTTTAAAATCATTGATTATTTCAGTAGGAATATTCTTAAATATAGATTTAGTTCTTTTCTCTGTTATTTCTATTTCTTTAATTCTTTCTTTTATGATTTTCATTTCTCCTATGATTTCTTTAGATTTTAATTCTTTTAAATTAAGTTTATTTATTAATTCTTGTTTTTTCAATGCTCCATGTTGATTGAAGTAATCTTTGAGCATGTTATTAATTAATTTAGAAGCATTAGGAAGTTTCTTTAATTCATCAACTATTTCAATATCAAGTGTAAATAATTTAGATGTTTTCATAAATCTATTATAAAATATAACTTTATAAATATATGTATATATTAATATATATATATACTCTCTCTCTCTCTCTCTCTCTCAGAACAGCTTTCCTTTATAAATGTATACCAATTCAGATTAATATATTCCCTATTATGATGATTATTCCCCCTTTCTCCTTTTTTCTCTCTTTTTTCCTTTTAAGATTCTATAAACTTCTAAAAATGATTTTTTAATAGAAGCCTTTTTTGAGTGTTATTTCCCCTAACCATATATAGAATTCCCCCCCGGAGGGGGGGATTAAGGGGGGGAGGCCACTTGTAATATTAATATATAACAAACGATAAAGCGGAGCACAGCCATTATACAGGATAAGGCAGGATGGCGGAGCGGAGCGGAGCTCCGAGCGGAGCGAGGAGCAAGGATTAGCACTCCCGCCCGAGCTAAGCATGTTGGATGACGAACGGAGTGAGTCCCACATGCGTGCATCTGGGCTGGATGAGTGCCTGAGCGAGTGGAACGAGCCTATTTCCCCCCAAATCTCCACTGGAAATCAAGGTTAGATACCCTAAGTAGACACCCTAAGATTTAGTCACTACACTTTACTCCCGAAACCGATTTGTAGTGACTAAAGCGTTTAAAATCAGTAGATTTTAGAAGACTCTGGAGTAGATAAATGTTTCGGGAAGTAGGGACACACCAACACAACAATAAAAGAGGGCGATTAAGCCCCCGAATTAAAACTCATTTCTAATTTTCTTAATTAACTCAATAGCCTCAGCAGGTGTTTTACCTGCAACTATCAAGTCTTTCACATAGCTCACATACATAGTAGTATGGGCAGTTCCAATCTTTTGGACAGGGGCATTAACTTTCCCATCTTCAACAACATCATACATCTTCTTGATGTTCTTATACTCTCCAGCTTCAATCACTTCAAAAGAGCCAGTTCCAGTGCCCATTTCTTTGAGTTTCTCAATAGTCACAGTGTCAAAGCAACTCAACCAACCTTCAGAAGTATTAACTCTGATATACTCTCTCCCTGATTGTGTTACCTTATCCTCTATAACTAAAATCTTTAAATTCTTTTTCATTCTACATTCTCCTTTATATTTAATTGCTTGATGTCTTATAGACTATTTTTTGGATCTCTTTAATTAAAGTTAAACTTAATCTTTGTTGCTCTTTTAAATATTCTTCCAAAATCTTTTTTAACTTTCTCACTTAATTTAAATTCTTTTTTCATTTTAAATCCTCCCTTTGTTCCCAAAGGTTATAAGCCATTTCTTGTCGTAGGGTTTCTAATAATTCCAATTCATTAATTTCAACCCAAGCCATTAAGCTATTATTTTCATTAAATCTGTAATTCATTTTTCCAACTCCTTTACTATTCTTTCTAAATAATCTGAGAATGTCTCATCTTTGCGTCCATAGAAACAGCGCCTTAACTTCTTCCACGACGAGAGTTTTATTTTAAGCGATTTATATTCTACCATTATGCTACTATCAGTAGAAGTCCCTTTATATACTTTTCGGTTATATTTTTATTATAAAATTAACTCCCAAATAGGCAGGAATATTATTGTGTGAATTCCCACTTCCAGAAGTTCCAATTGTATATGAGCTTAAAGGAGAAATTAGTTCATTAGTTCCTGCTACTAATTGAGCACTGCCTCCTGATGCAATGTAAGACATCAATCTTCCGGGAACATTATTGCTATGTGAATGCGAAGGCATTTCTGCAACTGATAAAGTGTGAGTATCTGCTCCGCCTGTTGAACCTGCTGTGTTTCCACGAGGGAATTTTGAAGCGAAGTTTGGTAAATTGAATGTTGTAGAGCCATCTCCTACACCATAAGTTTCTCCTATTATTGTAAATAGAGCTGCGTAAGTTGTTCTATTGACTGCTGTCCCATCACAATTAAGCCATCCTGTCGGGGCTGCAGCAGCCCCATACATAATTATTGCTCCTGTTGGGGAACTATTATCATCTACATATTTCTTAGTAGCTGCATCTTGGTTAGCTGTTGGGTCTGTGACTTCTGTTATTTTATTGGAGTTCATATCTAAATTTGCGTCCATAG